TTCTAAAGATAGCTTTTGTGGCTTTCCTTCCAATTCATCGGGAACCTCAAATCCGCCCATATCGTAATCTAAGTTTTGCAATGCTGAAAACCCACTATTAACGGCATTCTCATCTGAAGTTTCCATCCCCTTTAAAATTACACCCTTAATTATATCGGCTGTAACCTTTTCATGGGCTTCCTCACCTTTTTGTAAAATGTCACTTCTATGCTGGTCCATTGTTCGCTGAAATCGACTCTCAGTAGCATCCAGCTTTCTTTTCTGTATAACCAAAGGAACAGCAAGGCTTAAAGCGTCACTCGCACCCTTGAAAAATCCACCTTGTCCTGCCATAACAAACTCCTATCTAAACAACTGATTTATAAGTGCCAGTGTCGAAAGCTGACCACCAAAATTCAAAGCGTCCTGTGCGGTTTCAGCCCCGGCACTTCTACCCTGCGCCGCTGCATTAGCGAAAAATGCGGAAGCTGAGGGCGGTTTACCACTTGGGCCGTGTGTTCCTGAAAGGGATCTCGCCGCCGCTTCTCTGCCCTGTCGTTTTATTTTATCAACCCTCTGCCCGTATGCTCCACCGCCTACGCCACGATCTGCCATAGACGAAGAAGCTTTTCTCTTTGCGGCTTCTACGTCTTCTGAATAAATACCCATGACAGCTTTCATCATTTTTTGCCGGTCTGAATCCGTCCATTCAGTAGATTCTTTGTGTGCTCCGAGATATTGACTTAAAGCTTCTTCTGAAGCGTCCTGTTGAGCACCTATCCCGGCACCTTTAGCGAGATAGTCCGCACCAATAGCAAGCGGACCCCATTTTTTTAGACCTGCCAATATTCCACCAGCCCCGGTGGCTCCACCGGCTCCCGCTGCTGTCGGTGCTGCCATGCCACCAATCTTCGCAGCCGTTCCCGCTGCTCCCGGAAGTGAATAACTCGCTCCTGCTGTGTAAGGCGAAGTAAGGGAAATACCACTTGTGCCAAGTCCGGTGGCTCCGGTCCCACTTGCTGTTGCTGCTCCGGCAGCACCCGCCCCAACTGCTGATGGCGCACTTGAACTGAGTGTAGTCGCTCCTACAGGATTAGGCATAAGAGAACCAACGCCATACCCGCCTAAACCTGATAACGCACCGCTTGTAAGGATGTCTCCAGTATCACCACCCCCAAGTGCGGTTTGAGTAGCCCCGCCCAAACCCGCACCAATCCCCATCGACAAAGGAATAGACAGCCCCCCGGTAAAAGGTGCGGCAAGATATCCAGCCCCCGCCCCAAGTGCCGGACCGATTAAACTTTTTCCAAGTTTTTTAATACTTTTAAAAGTCTTACTAAAAAAACCCATTGCCCAACTCCTTATTTAGTCGTGTTAAAATCTACACTCCAAGGGCTGTAAAGTTCAAATGTGCTCAACCCTGTTCCTGTAATGTTTATTGTATATTTATAGCATGTCCAATCAGGGGGAATGTCCTTTATGTATTGAACCGTGTCGTCTGTTCCTGAGATTGTTTTCGTATCACTTCCATCCGACCATTTACCAAGAACACCATCCAAATAAATCTTTAAAGTTACGTCATTCCCGCCTGTGTTCAGACTATACTTTATTTCCTTGATTGTTTTTTCAATGTTGGCGTATTCTATTTTACCGCCGATGCTGTCGTGAGTTTCAATCTCGATGTTAATTTCTTCACCACCGCTGTTTTCTCTCACATACCCATCAGACCCGCCGAGATAAACCTTATCGGTTTGTTCATCCACATCAATACACCGACTGTTCAGGTCTTCCCAATATACCAGCCTGATTTCAGGGTACTTTGAAAGATCAAACGCTGCGTGTTTGTCCGGTTCTGTTGCGCTTCCAGAAGGATATAAAAGATGATAATACCTACCGTCAAAATTCCCCCTGCAATTTTCTATACCGCTATGGTTTAAATCATCCTCGAATAAATCAGAGAACCGATTTTGTGTTATAATTTTGCTCGTACTTCCGTTAAACACTGACAGTCCGGGTGTTTTTCCTTTGGGTGCGGATAGCCCTATAATTCCAAAAATTTCAGAAACAGGGACTACAGTATGCGGTGCTGCTATTCCTTGCATGGCCCATGTTTTTTTAATATTCCAGGTGTCAGGATCGTTGCCGTCTTTTCGTATCCATGTATGTTTTAACGGGATATAAATATATGTCCCCCATGCGATAAGCCCTTGAGGATCTACCCTACCGAATCCCGCAGCCCTTAAATCAATCCAATTATCCATAGGATACGCCAAAGGTCTTAGAACTTCGTTTTCAGTCGATGTATCCCCCTGGGGAGTTTCGGAATAATACAGCCTGTGTGGGTTGTCTGTGTCGATAAGAAAAAGTCTGCTGTAATGATATTCCAAAAACTTCGGGGTTGTGGTCGGTACGTCATAATCTTCAACCTCACACGCTCCGTTTGCCGCGAGTTCTGCGTCTGTGAAATTATCGGTGTATGTGGTTGCTGTGTTGTTTTCAATGGTCGTTACAAGATAAATATCGGCTAAAGTTCCCCCGGTTCCAGGGCCACGGTATAACTTTCTGTGAATAGTGGGTGTGGACCCCGAAACTGCGGAATACGGACATATTGGAATACTTGACCAGCTTATCTTTTCTTCTGATACCGTTACGTCACTACCATCTGAAATTCCTGTTTCGTACTGCTGACCGTTAGGCCATGTAATTAAATAAGTGACATAAAGAGCGTATGTGTCATCTGGACTGCCTGCTGCCCCCGCTGCCCCTGAAGGAGCGGTTGTCGGATTTGCAACATAAGCATAGTAAAGATTACCGCTTGCATCAAAAAACAGGTTATCAGTACCGTTCACTAAATGAAGAAAGTCTTTGTATTCTCTCGACATAAACATTGAATCACTAAAGCTACTCCCAAGTGACGTAAAATTTCCACCTGTTCCATGACGTAAATACGAACCATCGCCTATCAGGACTTTACTTCTAAACGCCTTTACAGAATGAACAGCCCCCGTTGCTGTCGAATTAACCTTTGAATAATCCGGCCTTAATCCCTGTTCGCCCTCTTTCTTTAAAGAGATATTCACAGCGGTTTTCAGGTATCCGGGTTTTTGAAGGGCAGACCTTACATCACTGGCAAGCCCTTCATGGAATAATATTTGCTCGGTTGGCATTAAAACCTCGGCCTCATTCTGACGGGTTTATTTTTAAAGGGTCGTATGGATTTCTTTTTAGAACCTTGAGCAATCGCTGTTAAAAACTTCTTCTCGTACCACTCAGCCCTTTTAAATTCCTTTGTTGATTCGTGAAAAGTCGCTAAGAAATCCGCGACAACTCCCATTGCCAAACCGTCCATTTGGTAAAGTTTGGGAATTTCGGGTTTCATCTGATCGTTACCGGAAGATGGAAACTCAAGAGGATAAGGAACATAGTCTACCCGGAAATTTCCTTCGGGAACCGTCACGTTGCTCAAAAGCCCTACCTGTGAAGCAAACATAAATTGATCGTCATCTTCCCATGACGTAACAACTCCGTACTCCCCGGCAAGAATTAAGTATGAATCACCGGCTGAGAATGTATTTGAAGACCCCCCGGTCAATGTCGCTGCAAGGGTTATCATATTGGCCGCAACTGACTTAATATAACCATACGAGCCGTCAGTTATGTTTCTGACGTACATCCCCCCAACAAGACCTAATGATGTAAGGGTTGTCGCTAAGTCCTCAAGAGTTGTTCCTGAGCCACCTGTAGCCGTACCGGAAATGTTATTTGTGGCCCCCGGCAAGTCACCCCCGGTTGTGACTCCGGTATCAGGATCAACGGTGTAGTTTGTTCCGTCTTCATAAGGAGGGGGATGGACTTCTAACATCGGGATATTGCCGTATGAATCACCCATAAAACAATATTCGGGAGAACTTGAACCGGATACGAGATAACCTTCTTCAGCGTTGTTCATGTAATCAAGATCGACAATTTCAAGCTCGGTGTATGAAGTAGCTGAATCGTAATATTTGGCCGCTATTAGTCCGCAATCCATACAGTTTGTCGGAAGTTTGTATTGACGGTAATCTTCTTTCGCTACGATAAGGGCAAACTTCTTCAAACAATGGGTGTGAAACACGAACCACTGTTGCCTGTTGTTGAGCTTTTCGCGGATCTTGGTTTGTGGAAACTTATTATAGGTGGCTGTGACTCCTGAAACCTGACCCAATTCCCACAAAATTGCTTCTTCAAGCTGTAAAAGGGTGTATCCTTCGTAGTATCCTGAAACTGATTCTAAGGCCATGTTTTACCTTTCCGGCTGTCCCGGTCCAAAGATGTGCTTTGTGTATTCGTCAAGATCCATGTCTTCAGCCCTTAAACCTCGGCTTAACTTTTTCCTGGGGGTAGGTCTTCCAAACCTCTTATCCGTCCAAATAGATGAGATTACGCTGTCTTCAGTGGCAGTGATATAGATTTCGTATTCATCACCGGGATTCCAATACCCGGTAGAATCATCCCCTGCCTGTGCGTACACAAGTTCTCCATCGGCATCGTAAACATATTCTCCGTCTGCGTCTATCAACGGTTCTATAGCAGCCGGAGTCATAGTGGTTACAATCTCATCTTCTAAAATAGTAACCGTAAGCCCTTCTGCACCCTGAGTTATGTTCTTGATAAGAACACCCGCCTGAACACCGCACGACTTGAAATCTTTGCCCTTGGCTTTAAGGTTGGTTGAATTATAAGGCCCGGTGTGTGTGCCAAACGCAAACGGTTCACTGTCTCTATGGATTTCTAAAACCCCACCGCCCATAACTTGCCTTTAAGTGGGAGGGGAATTTCACCCCTCCGTTTTAGCTCATATTTTTATCTGCAAGATTTCTAAATATATCCGTCTTGCCAAAAATACGAGTATGATTAGATAGATAGGGGGATAGAACAAAGCCGTGTTTTCTCCCCCTGCCTTTTCGCCTAAGTCGAGCGGCTTCCCGTTCCTTCTCCTGGAACGATATGTCTGCCCCTCTCACCATCTTCTTTCTATCTGTTATTGGTTTACGCATGAATATCCAGACCAGGAAGCGGACCATTATGATTACCCGAAATGGCTTCGTTGCCACAAGCTAAAGCGGCATTCCAATCAACAATGGTCGAGCCAGCAACCGAACCGGAATTAGCAGCCGTGCTGAGTCGGCAATCAATAAATGCAATCGAATCACTGTTTTCATCAATACATAGGGCGGTTGCTATAAAAGTTGTCCTTTTACAAACTGCGCCTTCATAGTAAGCGCTTGTATTAACAACATTAAAAGCCTCGGTTCCTACAATCAGGCAATCTTCAATAATTGCCCTGCCCACACCAGCCGTAGTCCCGGCAATATTGAAACCTATGGTGCTTTTAGCAGCACCGGCATCCGGGTAGATATAGGTATCCTTCATTACAAAATCACGGCAATCAGTAGATAGAAGCATCGCCGAATTTGTGACACCTTCAACTTTAAACAGTTTAACATGGTGCAGCTCCCAGCCGTGCATCCCCGAAGGAAATGTCAACACCGGGGCAGTTGTCGTTGGAACAAAACCCATATTAATGATTCTAAAACTTGAACGGGCAGTTCCAATAGTAAAGTTTCCGGTAATCTTTGGCGTACTACCAACATCAGAACCAACACCGATAAGGTCTGTTTTCTCGGCGGCAAGAATTAATGTTTCTGAAATAGAATCACCGCAGTAATAGACGGTATTTCGTCTTGCCCAAGCACGATTCGCAGATAAGCTAATATCTGCATGAGATTGAGCAAGTCCTGTCGCAATGGTTTTTTTAGCCTCATCCCATGAGAGTCCGTTCCCGCCTGAAACAACATTGGCATCGACATAAAAACAGTTGCCACTTGGGTCAGGAGCAAAAGAGCTATTAAGCATTGATCTGCTTCCCCAAAATGGTCCGTTAGATCCAAACTTATAATTACCCATAATGCCACTCCTTTTCAGAGCAGCGGGGTATCGGGTCAGATACCCCGCCAGCAGTTAAATTGTTAAGCCGGGACGTTAAAGTAAAAGTCCCGTTCATCAGCAATCTCGTGAGAAAAACGCTGATCACCCTTGACCATGAAGTCCCCGGTCTGGAAGTCCTTGTCTCTCGCAAACCGTGTTTTTCTGCGGTCAAAATGCACAATTCCTCTACCGTCCATCTGCATAACCCACATATCGGTATCGGTCATATGCGACCATATTTTAGGCTGGATCTTCCTGCCTGACTGTGCATAGGCAGAAATCGCCCGGTTCGCCACATCCGGCCTGTCGGTTGAATACAGGATTTCCCTCAATTTCTTTTCATAGTTGGGAGCAATCCATACGTTCTTTACCTTTTTCTTGGTTCGGTACTGCCTGTGATTGTACTGATTTTCAGCAGCAATCAAGACCGCCCAAAACGTGTCATAGGTAAGATCGGCATTCGTTGACAAGTTGGAAAAACTCGAACCGTCCAGTCTTGCGTGACTTGCCGAAGCAAACGCAACGCTGTCTCTTGTCGTGTGATAGGTTGTGGCTGTGGCATAATTGAAAAACCTTGCCGTAAGCACTTCGGGGTTTTCAGCCATTGCCTCGCCCAAATCGTGAAAAATCTCTTTCAGGTCCGCACCGTCACCACCGCCTTTCAACTCGTACAAATTGTCGTCAACGGCTTCCTCGGTAATTCTAACGGCCAACGCCCAAACATCAGGAATCCAGGTTTGTTTCGCACCCGCAATCTGAGTGTCGTAGGTTACGGGAGCACCCTCACCCTTAATCACAGGCATTCCCAGGCCGGACCGAATAGAGTCCTCTTCCTTTTTCTTTTTACTCGTCTTTATCGTGACGAGTTGTTTCCACATGCTTTCTGCTCTCTTGGTGATGTAAGTATCAATCGCAAGGGCAAAAAGACCGGGGACGTATTCATCATTAAATCGTGCTCTTGTCCACATGGTTTATCTCCTTTCCCTATGCGGTTTCACCACCAGCGGTAGCGGTCCCAAGGTTCCAATAGTGCATGTTAATACGACAGATAAAACGACACCCTTCATCTCCAGAAGTTCCGGGCGTGTCATCCGCAAACAACTCCGTATCATTCGGATGAGGACCCATGAGTTTAAGGTTAAGTGCCGCTGTGTTGGCCGCCGAAGTCGAATCAATCATTTGCCTGCTCAGTCCGGTTGTAGTATTCCCGGCACAAAGGGCAACGCTGATTAAATCCGCATTAAATGACGCTTCGGTTGCTTCAATTGCATTCGAGTCAAAATCTTCTCTCGCAACAAAAAGCTGCCGTGGATCATCTGCAACCAGGGCATACCCGGCAATCGTGCCGTTTCCAGCATCAGTAGCCGCAATATATTTAACCGGGTCAAAGTTCTCATCAAACAACGCGACAATCGAGCCAAGCAAGTTGTCAAGGCTGTCAGGAACCGCATCGTTGTTGAGTTCTTGCAGATACCCCATTTTCGGAGTTAAAAGAAAATCCTCCGAAATACCCACAATGTCATTATGAAAATAATTAAGTGTAGGGGCAGTTACGATTGAATAATAATGACAAGGATACAACTTTTCGTAGGGCTGAAATCCAAAGGCCCAATCGGTGTTTGCCATTGTTAATTCTCCTTATTCATTCACTACCAGATCCCCCAAGTCTGTTGTGTCTTCTGTGTCATCACTTGCTTCATCGAAATGGATGTCATCACCGGCATTGATTTTGTGTTTCTTGTCTGCCGTGTAATTGTAACTTTCATCCGACTTCTTTTCTCTTGATTTTAACTGTCCTGAACGATCAAGGTTGTCAGCTAACGCCAATTTAGCGGCCTTTACTCTCGCGTGGTGTGCCCACGGCTTGAACAAAAGCAACTGGTCAAGTCTGCATACACATCCAAGTGTGTCGTCAACTTCGCCCGATAACTCATGAAGTGTTGACTTGTTCACAACGGCCCACCGTAAAGGGGGTTGCTGTGACTTGCAAAGCTGATCCATGCGCTGCGGTGTTCTTTCGCACCACCTGAAGGCATAAATCTTTTCGTTTTGAAGTTTTTGGGCAGCTTTTGGAAGCAATAGAGGATCGTCCATCAATGAGAAATCGTTTAATTCCGAGTCTGCAAGATTAAACCATTCGATGTCCTCTGTATCAATTCTGCTAACAATCGCCGCTTCTTCGGGTGTGAGTGCTTTTGGCGTTTCTGGTTTCTCCTGCGCTTGCTGTTTTGCAGGGTTTTGTTTGCAATGACGCTCATGTGCGAGTTTGCCGGAATAGCTTTTGCATTCCCGGCTACAGTACTGACACAACAGGTCAGTTGATTCGGTAGTTTGATTTAAAGTTTCCATTATTTAGCCCCCTTCGCTGCGTCCTTTTTAGCCATGTTGCTCACGTACTTCTTTGTGGCAGCAGGACTCAAACCAAGTTTTTTCGCAGTCTCGTGATATCTTGACGATGCTACGGTTGACGTTGTTTTCTTTCCGGTAACAGCCGACAATGAGTTTGCATTAATGCTCTGCTTCCGCTTACCTTCAGCGGTTCCTTTAAGGGCTTCGTTCTTGCCCTCTTCTCTTGCGTGTTTTATGATGTCCTCTAAGTTGTTGAGCACCATTGTTCCCACCGCAAAAAAGTCACCATAAGGATGATCGTTCATGCCAAGATACGATTTTGTGTTGTCAACATCTCTCCTGAAATCGCTGCTTTCCTCTGCTAAGTCAGGGTAGGTTTTGTTCAAAAACGAATCCATTTCTTTCTTCGTGTTTGAAATCTCAACCGTATCTAATGTTTCTTGGCTTCCCTTCTTGACCGCTTGCTGTGTAACCAACTTCATAATCTGAAGCATTGCAGCCGGGTCTTCCTTATGTTCTTCAAGTAACCCTTGAAGTTGTGCATCCGTAAACTCTGCCGGTTCCTCTGTTTTCGTCTCCTTCTTGGTTGTTCGTAGCTGGTAGGCTATCCGATTAATTTCCTTGTCTCTTTCCAAAAGCTGCTCATTTAGAGTCTTTAATGTTTCAGACTGTTCGGTGAACTGTTTTTGGAGGTCTTCAAACTTTACTGCTTCTTCTGAGGATTTTTCTTCCTCGTCCTCGTCCGGTTTATCTTCTTCATCCTTGACGACAAACGTGTGTTCATCATCAGCATCTTCGTTCTCAACCTCTGTATCAAGGTTGGGGTCTTCGACATCTTCTTCAATGTCGAGTTCTTCATCTGCCATGTTTTTCTCCTTCGTTAAGGGTTAATAGGCACAAAAAAAGGGAAGTGTAGACCGACAGAAGCTATATTTGTTCTGCCGTGGACCGGCCCACAATTCCCTTTATTTGCTGTCCTTCGGTAGCGAACCGAAGTTAGCCCAAATTGTTATTTATTCGTCTTTTACCTCTTTTATATTGTAAGCATTATTATATGCTTCTAATTGTCTTTGGTAATGAGCCTTGCATTTATCACAATGGCATTTATAATTAAGTTCATCAGGATGAATTGGCATCCCTTCCCCTCTTATGTGTATTATTCCAAGACCTGTTTCTGTCATTCCTCCTCCATTATTCCCTGTTTAGCAATCCCAACCTCTACCCTTGCAAAGTCTTTCTTCAGCAAAGCGTTGATTTGAGAATTTAATTTAGGATCATTTAAAAGTCTTGAAGGCACGTTTAAAATCCTTCTGGCTATTTCCCACTGTGATTTAACCGCAAGCGGATTATTCTTTATGTTTGAAGTTATAACGGTTACAATTTCTGATATTTGTTCCCTGCGATACCGGGAAAACTCATCACTGAATATCATCTCCTTGAGCGACATCGGTTCCCTCTATTTCTTGCGCTGCTTGAATGGTATCCTGCACCGCCTCTCTTAAAACAGGTTCTATCTGTGGCATTTCCTGAAGCACCATTGACATCCACGCCATGAACGGATTAATGTATTTTTCAGGATCGTCTTTTCCGTATGATTTAGCCAGGTCTTCCGCTATTGGAACGGGATTAAAAACCCCTTTCGGATCGTTCATTGCCATATTATAAAAATCTTCATTCTGCTTTCTCTCGATCAGCTTGTTCATCATTTCGGTAGATCCGGTCAGTCTGAATTTTCTCTGCCTGCCCATTACCTGTCTTGGAATTGGAACTTCCTCTTCCTTGTGAAGAAAGGTCTTATTCAAGGGCATGTACTGATAGTAAAGGTCGTAAAGTGTTCTTATTACAGAAAGAAACTCCTCCTTGAACTGTTCTGATTGATAATTGTGCTTTACGTTCCCTTCCTGGATAACCGCCATTACTTCCGTTGCGGTAGTTTTTTTATCGTCTTTGGGTCTTCCTACCTGGAGATCCCCGATTGAAAGCAGTCTTTCCCACATGGCTGTCCAGATATAAATAAAATCAATGAACTGATTCGGGTTAAAATTAAACTTCGGAAAGTGTAACCCTTCAACCGAGTTAACCGGAATACCTTTCCCAGGATAAAGCTCAATATCACCCTTCAGCCCCACCTTAGATTCAAAAAAGAACCACGGCATCATCATAATGTGAGCCGAGTTCATAACCACGTTGAATGTCTTGCTGGCTCCGTCCTGAATAGATTTCATCTTGCCATACACGGAAGTTCCGTATGATCGTCCTTTTTCCGTGAACAACCGAATGCGCTTTACAAGATGCTCATTTTTAAAATTCAAGTCTCTCAGTTTAACCAGTCGAATGATAATTTGTTTCTCAAGCGCAATCTGAACCACAATTCTTTCTTCGGTCCAATTCTTGACATCCTCTTTTTCTTCGTCTTCATCCCGATATACATAAGATATTGAACATTCAAGGCACTCAATGACTTCCTTGCCGGTGACTTTAATATTTACAACATCCTGCCCCGGCGATTTCTGGTCATCGGTAAGTTTTTTCTCCCCCTCTTCCTTGCAAAGCCATTCCCCAATGTTTATATAGCCTGTCTTGTCTTGTGAATCTCGCATGAGTTCGGCGTATGTGGGATAAACTTTTCTTATAAACGGGGCCTTCTCCCAATCATCAATATCATCAGGGATAAAAACATCGGTGAAAGGAACAAGGTCGATCTTGCCGCCCTCAAAAACTAATTCCTTTTTTTCTTCCATAACCGGCTCTTGGTTTTCGTTAAGAACAATATTACCTTCCTGGTCAAACTGAAAATCCTTTCTTACAATTTCGTCAAGCTCATATCTCGGAACCGGGTAAACCGTACCCTCTAACATAAGTTCGTGAACCTGATCCCTTGCGAATTGATCTATTTTAACACCATGCTCCAGCTCGGAGTTCCACCAAGTCTCTACAATCTCGGTTTGTTCGTCAGGTTTTGCGTCACCTTCAAGGACAAAGTTCACATATGGCTTTTTCCCTACCAGGCCGGCAACAAATCTTGGCTCAAGATTATCAACAGAAATCGTGGTTAATGGTAGCTGAATGTTAGAAGCCCCCGGATACGGATCATTAGAGGTCTGTTCTTTTTGTTCGTAAATCTCCCTTGATTTTTTGATCTCTCTGATCTTATCATCACGATACTTGCTGCCCTTCACGTTGTCGTAAAGTTCAAGGCAATGCTTAACCAGATGTTTCCATTCTCCATTCTTTTCTTCGGAAACTTCGTCAAAATCTCGTTTCTTCTTTTCAGACATTATTTAAATCCCCTGACAAAATCAGAATCTATTGATTTTTGGCTTATTAGCAATCTTGAATAAACCGTATAATCCGAAGGTCGTATTAATTTTATGTAGGGCTTCATCCTCCAATAAAGAGTAAATGATTTTCTGAATGCCGATCCAATTCTTGCTGCATATTTTTCAAACTCTAAAATATAAAACATAACTGCTTCTGTTTCTGTCGGGTAAAATTTTATCTTTTCGCCTTCTTCTTTAATACCTCCCGAAACCAATGTAATATATTTCTCTTTTGTCGGAGCGCGTGAAGACATTCCACAAAATGGAGAAAAAATAAATGCACGCTCAATAGTGGACACAAAATCGTTCAACTTTTTATTATTATTAATTATTTCCCAATCAACTATTTCAGTCACTTTCCATCTCCAAAAACTTAGGGAAACTCATGGCGGTGTTTATCTTCACAACCTCGGCTTTTGTCGCATCAGTGGGTCTTATGGATAAGTCCCTGTGAATCTTCCACTTGCCATGCTTAAGGATTTTTAAAACCTTCGTGGACTGATACGCTTCCCAGGATTCTTTTATTTGAGTTAATGTGTAAACAGATTCCATTATCGTCTTCCTCTACGTTTAAAATATCTAACAAGTTTTTTTAAAAAGCCCCCCGTTGCACTAAGAGCACCTTCCAATAATCCTAAACTCACAAATAAGTTATTAATATTTGCTTGCTCTGTTAAACCAAAAGTCTTAGTGAAAAGCCCCGAACTCACAAAACCAACCGTATCTATTCCGCTATGCAAAGACATTATAGATAACTTACTCCTACAGTTTGTTTACCTTTCCACAATTCAGAAAAGGTGCGCTTATAAGATGGGGTCATGTGATACTTTAAGTCCTTTCCGTAAAGCTCAAGAAAAGACCTCCACGCCTCAGATTCAAGCCTATTTCTTAAAAGATCATCACATTTCATTCTTATGGCTGTAACCAATTCTTTACCCTTAGAACCATAAGAACCATCCCCTTTAAACTCTCCGCCCGAATTAAGATAATTAAACACCAAAAACATAGCCCCACCTACTATCTCCATTGGGTACTGCTTTTTATTTAAGAGATAATCCAAAATAGTTCCTATTGTTCTTTTAATCGGCTTTGATTTAGTACCGCCCTGTTTGTAGGGTTTTAAAAGTTTGTCAAATTGCATATCAACTCCAGGTAAGTTTTGCTTGGACAGTAGTTGTGTCATCATCGGTAATGGAGCCGGTTGCAATATCAGCACCATCAGCAGAATTTCTTATTGCAAGCGAACCGTCTGCATCAATTACATTCACCTTGTGGCACAATCTAGTATAAATTCTATCAAGCATTAGAGCGAGTCTAACACCACTTAAAGTACCTGCATCAGTGAGTTCGTCAAGGTCGGATTGGGCTGTTCCTAAATTTGTAAGAGTGTCTGCTGTGTCGGATTTAATATCATCAATTTGACTTGTCACTGTTTGAATATTAAT